TTAGAGACCTATTAGTTTACAAGCGTAAAAGGCTGTATAAAGTAGCCAAGCATAGAAGAGACGATCTTAAGAATACTAAGTACGACTATAAGTCTGCACAAAGAGGTCTGATTAAAAATCAAGTTTCACATCATATTCAAAGAAATCAAACGATGAGAGAGTTTTTACTCTTTATCAACGATTATATTGTTAGCCTGTTAGATCAGGTCAGATATTTAAAGAACTATAAAAACTTTACAGTACAAAAAGACGACGATACAACTAGATAACTATGTGGAATAATTTAAGATTCTTTAATGGTACTGCTGAAGAGTTACAGTTAGTACAGAACGCAGCAGGCGTATGGACCGGTAAGGTCTATCTACCTGAAGTATCTGCAGGTCTGTATGAAACTGTTAATCTATTTGTATTGGAAGAAGTTATCCACGAGGGAGAGACTAAGGTCAGCAAGCCTATTTCGCCAAATGGTACAATCACTCAATTAGACTTCAGTTGGAGAGCTTTAGCTAAAGATCAGTCTAAAGACGTGATTATGTATGGTATGAGAATGGATGGTGGTAAAGCCTATGTAAAGGAATTAAAGAACCAATCTCTAGAGTTAGCTGATTTTACTACTATTGTATCACAGGACAGTGACTACTTAAAGATAGTAAACGCGCACGAGAACATTGCTCTACAAGTTAACATCGCAATCTCTTCACAGAATGAAGGTATTCATAAGAGAGTATTGCAAGTTAAAGCTGGTGAGACGCTAATCGCTGAAATTGAATTCTACGGAGAAGTAGAAGCAGAAGACGAGAGATTAAAAATCTTATTAGGTAACTTAGGCGCCTCTTTAGAGGAAGAAGACTTTATGATATTTAAGTCACATGACATCTCAGAGATGCACCCTGACTATCAACTGTTAAACCAAAAGAGAAGAGAACTCTTACTAGAGTTAAACAACATTAAACCATTTGTCGGTACGTATAAGGCTATCCTAAATGCGATCGACTTCTTTGGTTACGATAAGATTACCCTAAAAGAGTATTGGATTAATGTAGATAAGAGCTCAAGCAGTTTCGGTAAGCTACATGCTATCCCAGTACCTAACTCATCGGTAAGAGGTGAGATGACTAGAAAACTACTTAAGTTTAAAATGCCTTCTGCTACGCAGAAGAAAACTAGTAGATTCTCTCTAGTCTACAGATTAAATGAGCCTAATGGTACATTCGATCAGTGGGATTTTGCTAATGTAGATGAAGTATTTGATTATACTCCAGAAGAAGTCCTAATTAAATTATACGGTTTAAAGAATAGATTACAACGAGATTTTTTACCCCTAGAAGCTAAAATCGTAGACATCACAGGGGAAGGCGACTATTTCGCTCAGAAAAACTTAAATATCTGGAAGATTCAAAATCCAATTAGTTTCTTCACCGAAGGACATAGAGTAAAGTTCGATGTATTTCCTAACGACAGAGAATTATTCATTGAAGATACATCAATGGTATTAAAGTCTTACCTAGATCAAAATGATTTAACCAATAACTACACTACATTCTTAAACTTAGGTGTAGGTGATGAGGCTAGTATTACAGAGGCGCAAAGAACAGAATTAAAAACTGTCTATGAAAAATTCTATGAGACATATCACGATAGAGAGATGAACTCATGGAACCAGAACTTTGGTCAAACTACAGTGCCAATCGGCTGTCCAGTTATCTTAGACTCGATGGAGTCTTGGGATGATGTATGGGATGAAGCTCAGTTTGTTTGGGATGATGCCGTTGATGCAAATGCAAATCTAAAAGTAACTTGGGAGAACTGGTGGAAGAGATGGGTCTATGAAGTTGAGTGGATTATCGATGGTCCTAATGGATGGCATCAAGAATACAGAGGTCCAATCGACGACTACAAGAGATTGCCACTTAATTTACCTTATGTAGGTTCATACACAGTCGAGCTAAGATATTATGACTTATTTGGTCACATGTCTTACTATAAGAAAGAAGATCTTTTTGATGTAAAACTAAAAGAGATAGAACTATATGGTGTTTACTCTTGGTTAGAGACTGACAAGAAAGATAATATCTCACCTTGGAATGAAAAGTATTTAGACTGGAATCATTCAGGTGGTTACTGGGATTTTCCACAAGATAATAAGAATAAAGTAGAAGATTCAATTGCTACTTTCTATCTGACGTTAGATAGAGCTAATTATCCAAAAGATGCTACAGATCAGGGTGTAAGATTCTCAACAGTAAGAAGATATATTGACATCTACTCAGATACAGGTTACTCGGAAACTACTGGTCCATTCCAGTGGGATGAATGTTCATTTAGATGGAAAGATACAGTACATAACTGGTGGAACAACATGAGAGTGGGACCAGATTTAACTGCATCTTTTAAAATAGATTGGATTCAACAGGGCGACACTTTAGTGATAACACATAGAGACCCTGTGTCCAATGAGTTAATAACAGGTAGTCATACGATTACATCGACTACACCATCTGGTTCTAATGATGTTACTGCTTGGCAGAATATCGCCGACGAACTAGAGGCTAGCACAAATCCTATTGTTGCTAAATTTAACTATAACGCTGTTTTTAAGGATATGGACAGTGATAATGATATTGACAACTTAGACCAATTTCATTTCATACTGTGTACTGGACAAGAGTACTCTAAGACTTATGATTTTGAAAATGTAATTATCCAAGGTAGCGCAAGCTCATCGGTGAGTGGTCCAGTAAATTCAGTAGCATATAACCCAACATGGGATAATTTAAAAGTATTTAAAAATTGGGCAGAAGTTGAAAGATCTACCCATGTCACTATATCAACCGACATTTCTAAGTTCCCGGGTGCAAGAAACCCAAAATGGACGATTACTAATATAAGTAACCCAAATGTGAATGATATATACTATAATAATATGTGGCTTACGTACATTTTCCAGGAGCCGGGTGATTACTCGATACAACTGGAAGCGGAAGACACGTATGGAAATAAGAACGTTGTACAACGCAACATGTTAAAAGTAAAATAAACGAAAAATGGCAAACATTACTGAAATTTTAGGTACAGACTCGGTTTCATCTTCAAGACCAGTTATCAACAGTAACTTCGAACTTCTGAACGACGAACTAGCTACAGTTACAGGTCTATTAGACCCAACAACTGCAGTCCTATCTGGCTTAACAAACGCTACGACTCAAGAACTTAATGTAGTAAATGGTTCTACATTATTTAGAGTAAGTACTGCCGGTGCATTAATTGGCACTGCAGCTACATTCTCTTCATCTGCGAGCTTTGGTGGTTCAATTGTTAAATCAGGTGTAGGTGGTTCTGCAAGTGCACCAGTAGCTGCTCCAACGACTATCGATAAGAGCACTTACTTTATGAATGGCAACTATGACATTCCAGCTGGAGCAGATGGGCAAGAAGTTACGTTAATCAATAAGAGTGGAGGCGCTGCTACTGTAACTGCATCTGGTGTAGTTAGTTTAGGTGCTACTTCTATCTCTTTAGATGGCAACAACTCAACTGTAACATTAAGATGTTTTGAAAACGTATGGTATGTAATTAGCTCTTACGCTACTACAATATCATAATAATTAAATTAAACCGAAAACTGTAGATGGCAACTCCATTAGTAAGAATACCACAACCGCAGGGCGGCACGATGTATGCTTTCGCTTCAGCAGCGAGAGATATTACTAGAGCATTTAACAGCGCTGACATCAATTTTGAGTTTAGTAAATTCGCTTTACTAGACTTACCTGATTTCACAGACTCTGTTAACAACTCTAATACTATCGACTTTGAGCTGAAATTGAAAGAGCAATCTGGTGCAGCATATAACGCCAATATGCCGAATGTGGATTTCGCACAAACATTCCAAAATTATGCATTGAATTTAGAAGAGCTACTTCTAAAGGACGATGACTATGACCCAATCATCTTGGCATCTGACGCTGAGAAGATTTTCTTTAAGTGGTTATCAGCTCTAGGTGCAATTGATTTTAGACCGACTGACTCTAATGAGTCTTCTACAGGAGCTTACGCTGAGAACGATAACGCAATCTTAGGTGGCTCGAACTACGATAGAGTAGTTAAGTACTTAGGTAGTATTGACGCTGAGAACGACGTAGCATATCAAGGCAATACTTACCATGAGGTTTATATTAACGTGCCGACATCGGTAGGTTATACGCCTCTGGTGTTGTTTAAACCAACAGAGTATAATACCTCTGCAACTAAACTTTATTTAGATGCAAACAATGTAAACGTTGAGGGTAGAGAGGGACAAACACACCCTGACCCTAATATCAACCTATTGCCTGTAGTAGATGCTGGTTCAACAGCTAACACTGCGGCTTATTATGATATTGCAACTAATGCTACAAACTCAGTTCAAATTGACTGGGACACGGCTTCTTACGAGCCAATTCAAAATAATCCAGATGTTCAATCACTACTGGATTATGCAAAGACTGGACAACAGTTCAGATTTAATGCCGTTTTAGTTTATTACGATTTATATAGTTCTTCTATTCCTGCGAATAGATCAACAAACCTATATGGTATCTTAATCCTAGATGATATTACAGATTCTTATGGGCCTGGATCTAAAATCCACGAACAAATTAAATTTAAGCCAAATGAAGTTACTGGCTTAAATGGTAATGCGTTCTCATTAAAGTTAAATCTTAAATTTAACTCTTCATTAGATAACGTAGGTGTTGAGACAAGTGTAAATGACTTTACTACTTTCTCAATGGACTTATTCATGGACACCACTACTGCGTTAGAGAATGCAACCGAGCTGTTATTACAAGCTAATAATAGATATAATAAAATTGTAGAGAGATTAGACTCGTTAGAGAATATTATTTTAGGCACGGCGAAAGCTGCTGCACTAGAAGCTAGAATTCAAGAGTTAGAAGATGACTTTACAGCATCGTCTCTACAGTTACAAGATTCAAATGCACTATTAAGCTTAATTAATAATGCACATACAAAAATTAATCAGCTAATTGATGGTACAATTCCAGTAGAATTACAGTATAATACAGATGTAATCTTTGCAGGTAAAGGTACTAATGTTGATAAATCAATTGCTGGTAAAATTAAGGTTAATAACTCTGTTGAGGGCTATGTGGTAAACGATGTATTCCAATGGGATATTGCATCTGGTGTAGTAAGTGGTAGCGTACTAGGAGGTACTAACCTGTTTGATAATTCAAACTCTAATATCAATGGTGTTTGGACTAAATTAAATTCTTACAGCAACAGATTAAGCTTAAAGAATAAATTGAGTACCGATCCACTAAATGGCAGCCTAAATATATATGTTGATGACTCAGTAACTGGCTGGACGTTAGGACAATCTTTCAGAATTGCTTTTGATACAATCGATGTAGATGGTAACAACATTAAAGTTTGGACAAACAAATCAGGTGGCTGGCAAAATATCGCAGATATTGACCCATCACAACTATTAACGAATAAACCATACATTGAGCTGGTCTGCACAGATCCGGTGAACTTTGTATTTGAAGTAGATATTTTAAGATAATATGAACACTAACAACTCTATATCCAATTCTTTGAAGAAGCTGCTAGAGATTAATACTAATTCTCTAAAGACTTTCGAGCGTATTAATGAAGCAGTAACTACAAATGCTAAGGACATCCCGTTAGAGATACTAACTGACGAGGGTACTAAAATAGTATCTATACCAGGGTTTGGTTATATGAAGAAAGAGCTAGAGAGATTAGATAATAATCTAAAAGCTCTTGCTGGTTTAAGTAAAGGTACTACTAGAGTAAAACTAGCAGATGGTACTTTTCAGAATATTGTCACTACTTCGTTAAAGACTCCTGCAAATGATATTACTACTTTAGCAAGACCAACGGCTTTTGCTTCTAAACCTAATTATTTTGCAGAGGATTTCTTAAACCCAATGTTAACTACATCGATCGATGTAAGTGGTCAGATTCCAAACGACACAGAAAGAGTCTTAATAAAAAGAATTTTATTTGACGGTACTAATCAAGTTGCTGTAGACTTCTTTAATGAGAACTACAGAAATCAGGATAACATTGATTATCTAACTGCGATTAGAGATATTGTCAACAACAATATTGCATATACGCTTGACGAAGAGTTAAGAGATATGCCTTATAGAACTACACAGTTTACTGGTAGATTTGATGTTCTTTCAATTTCTAACTCTCAGAGAGAAGTTGTAGAAGAGGGAGTAACTACAAAACAAGCTATCAAACTTTATACTCTAGACAGTTTAACTTACTCGGATAACGATAAAGATCTAGATGATACTGAATTACTCCGCGTAGGAGACCAACTGATGGTCACTGGTGGTTCTAAAAACACAAGATATAAGATTAGTAAGCTAGATGCTTCGACGCGTCAGGTTGAATTAGAATTAGTAGAGGGCTATGAGGCCATCAAGATCGGTGCAGGTACTCTGTCTATCTACAAGGTAGAAGACAATAATTTATCGATTGAAGTACCTATTGGATTTGATGAGAGAATCTTAATGTTTGTAAAAGCAGTAGATCCTGAATCTAAGATATTAGCTGAAAGCTGGTCACCTGGTGTTGGCTTCTACTCAAACGACCTAGAGGTGATACAAGAAGATGGTTCAATTATTTTATTAGCTGATTATTACAAAGAGAATGTGGCTGACTTTGGTAGACTTATTACGTCTATTAAAGAAGATAATATTCCTCCGGCGACGGTAGGTGTAACTCCTAATGCTCCAACTCTAGTAGCTGATAATTTTAAAGTAGTTCAGATTAACAAACATTTAACTGAGAATGACGCTGCTGATAAAATTAAGAAATTATCTGCTGATAAAGCCACTGTTGAAGAGGCTGTTAAGAAGTTAGATGATACTATTACTAAGAAGAGATCTGAAATAGCAACTAAAAAGTATGAGTCTCAGGTACAGAAAGATAAAGATAAATCTGAATTAAACTCATTAATTGAAGAGAGAACTTCTGAGGCTAAATTATACAACTCGATTGTAACACAAATTCAATCTTTATCAGCATCATCAAACGCTGCTAAGATTACACCTAAATACAGAATTAGAGGTTTCTGGTCGGTACCTGCACCTAAACAAGTTGCAGATACTCTAGATCAGAATGTCGTACAGTTTATTGTACAATATAGATACTTGTCGACTTCTGGCAAAGCTGCTGAAGTTGCACAGCTTAAATTCACAGAGGAAGATAGAGAGAAAGCAGCAGTATTCTCAAACTGGAATGAAGTTAAGACTAAAGTTAGAGAAAGAGCTAAGTCAATTGACAATAACGGCAATATTGCTGATAAATTTACATGGCAAGATACTAAGATCGAGGATGGTCAAGAGATTAACTTTAACCAGTTAGATATTGCGATTAACCAAGGTGAATTAGTAGAGATTAGAATTAAGTCTGTCTCTGAGGCTGGTTTCCCTGCTAATCCAATGTTATCTGATTGGTCAGAGCCAGTTCAAGTATCTTTCCCAGAAGAAGAAATTGATACAACGGATGTTGCTGCAGTAGTCGAGGTTAACACTGCTGAACTTGCTAAAGTTCAAATTACAGAGGAGTTAACTGCACAGGGAGTATTCACTCACGTTAGTGATGCGTTTACTGCTAATGAAAACTACTATGCACACGTTGCAACTAATATAGCATCTGGATTCTTATCTCCGGAACAAAAACCAATTTCAGTCTATGACAAGATAGCGGAGTTAGAAGCTCAGATCGCAGGTCTTAAATCTGACGTTGAAGCAGAGGTTGGTGAATTGGTTGTTAAGATTGTCGCAGAAGACGGTTCAGTAACTAACATTGCTAAAGACACTACAACTCAGTTATTTGCTGGTTACTATGTAGACGAAGTTGCAGATCTAACGGTTAGAAAAGGACATATTGTAACTAAAACATTTAAGTTACAGTTAGAAAATAGTAAAGCTACTAAATTAGAGTTAGTATCTAGACTAATTGGTGATAGAACTAAACCTGTTTACAGATCTTTCGGTAATACAGCTGGCGATCCGTATGACAATAACTTCGGTGTTGGTAATAACGACCAAGGTGGTACGGGTATTGATGTTAAAGTTAATAGAGATAACTACTATCAAGAAGAGGGTAACTACGATCTAGTACCTGTTCAATATCAGAACGTAACAGTTGGCTCAGGAGCTGGCGCTGGAGAATATGCTGAAACACATCAGGCTCCATATCAGTCTGCTCAAAGAAGGGGTCAGTTTATCTACAGCAGATATATGGACATAGCTAATCAGAACCCACACTACTTAACGTCACCATTAAACACGTTAGTTAGTAATACTGATGCTACAATTGAAGATTATGAATATGCTTTAAGCTTTGCAGGCACAGGCACAGATCCTTGGCCTAACCCAAATAATGATACTTACACGAGTGCTAACTTTATCTGGGATGGTAGTTTTACAAGTATTGCTAATAACATTGATTGGAGTAATGACTTAATTAAAGTTACTTCTACATCACAAGTTGGTTTAACTAACTATAATAACGGTTTATTCTTACATAAAGATCATCCTCTATTAGCTAACTTATGGGACGATGCACAAAATGCTCAAAATTTTGATCTAGAGACTGTTAAGAAGTCTATGATTTTCTCAATGCCTAAATCTGCAACACAGGGTACAGGTACTCAACTACTAAGTATCTTTGGTTATGATTTAAGTACGAACGAGGTGAGTTCAAAACAACAGATGGCATATCATAGTGGTACAGGCCTGTACGACGCTACGTTAGCAGCGGCAAACAATAACATCATAAGACCTTTAAAAATGTCGTTTGACTCTAGCGACCAATACTTGCTAGGTGGACAATCATGTGGTGCTTTCTTATTTATGTCACCTGTGAGTGTAGATACTTTAAAAGTGAGCGGTGAAACGAAGAGATCAGCAAAAGAAATTAAAGCTAAAAAAGATAATGAGTCTAACGCAGTCTCAGTAGATATTGTGTTCCAGTACAGAATGACTGATTACTTTGGTAATAACGAGGACACCGATACAGGTAGAATCGGTGGTTTAGCTAGACTCGCATTTAATAACCTAACCTATACAAAGAAAATTGGTTTAGATATTTTTGACAAGTATGGTGAACAATTCTCGTTTGACTTAGAGGTATTTGCCAAGTACAGTCCTAAAGGAAAGAACTTAAATTCTATTAAAGCTGCGCGACTACTCAGACCTATACCTAGAGAGATCCAGTAATATGTCCGCCTTTAAACGGAGGATATATACTAGAGAAGAAATTCTCTAAATAGAATTAAAGTTAATGGCATACGTAGTATTACAATTTTCGGCAACAACTTACTTTAGTGCATGGGGCGCAGGACAAGATAATGGTTCTAGCACACAAAACGTAGTATATGATAACGCGCAGCAATCGGGCACGGCCCTACAGGTGGGTGATGCTGTTTTTTATGAGGATGGTAGTAACTTAGGCAATCCTTCTACAACACCAGTTCAGGATGGTTTCTATTTGTGCCAAGTGCAAGGCACACCCAACACAGTAGTGCAGATAACATCCGCGGATGTTTCTTCTATAATAGACCAGAGTAATGCCACGACTACAACAACTACAACAAGTACAACGACAACGTCGACTACGACTGAAGCCCCGGCTATTGAATGGAACGACAGTTCAACTTTTAATACGTCTTCGGCGGCCACTACTTTAACGAGGTCTTTTACAATAACTAATAATAGTACTAACTTTACCCAAGGTGATATTGTTGGCTTACCTAACTGGATAACTGTAACCTCTCTATCAACTACAACACAGGGTGGTACTATTGAGTTTTCTATATTGGAAAACACTACAGTCACTCCAAGGGATGCTACTATTGAGTTAGAACACCCTGGAGTAAATGGCGTAAAAACAGATCCTGACATTACTATCAACCAGGCGGCAGGCGACGCGGTGCCTACCGCTCCGGACTTTAGTAAAATAGTTCAATATACCACAGTAGGTGGAACTGCACAGTTTACTCTTGATTTTTCTAATGCGTCTGGTTGGACTAACGTAGGAGGCAGCTCGGTACAAGATGCTGAGTCTTCTTTCGCGAACGATGATTTAAAGATTCAGATTATTGAGATTCCAGGTAACATCGAGATCTATGATAACGCTGCATCAGGGACACAGTTAACACAAGTAGCAAACCCTCCGTATGAATTAATTAATCAAGGCGGTGCGCCTACTCTACTTATTTCCAGTACGAGTTGGACTGGTACGGTGGTGTGGGACTATCAAGTAGAAGACGCTGCTGGTAATACAGTAACAGGTGAGATTGAAGTTACTATACAGGAACCTGCTAACCAGGCACCTGACGCAACAGACGCTATTATTACACCTTTTGTAAACGATAGTACAGGTATATTAAAATATTTCAGTAGAGCTGCAACGGACGACGGAGTTGGCGGCGGCAGCACGACGTTTGAATGGTGGGATAATGATAATCAAACGACTAAAACGCTAGCACAATTAAATAATACTATTTTACAATATGGGCAAGTAAGTTTGGCATCCGGTGAGTCTTGGATTTATACACCTGATGCATCAAGTGTTAGACAATTTGGAGACCCTACTCTTACAGAGACGTTTTACTTTAAAGCAACAGATCAAGACGGTAATGGTCTATCCGATGCTGGTAGTATTGGTACGGTCCAAATAGTTATGTTGTCACCTGGTAATGAGCGACCAGAATTTACGGTTACTTCTGGCTCGGACACGATGGCACAATATACTCAATTGAGTCAAACTATTACAGCATCAGATCTAGACGGAGATCCATTAACCTTTTCTATATTACAGGCTCCAGCAGAGGGCGAGTTAACCCTTGTTAACCCTCAATCAAATGAGGTGACTTGGAACTATAACGCGAATGGAGCTGCTGGAACAGTTACGTTCCAACTACAAGTTACGGATTCAAAGAACGAGAGTGCTCTTACACCGTTTACGATGACAATCAACGTGACAGCGTCGAGCGCTGTGTTAGTTAATGCATCTCAGTTTCAAGCTAACTCCAATGACGCATGTGCTGCTACAAAAGACCAACCAAAATATTTAGATACTGCGCAAGCTCAAAGCGTAGATCAGCTAGAGGTAGGTGATATAATTTACCAAGATACAGACTTTAACACTCCGTTAGCCAGTACAAACCAAGCTACTAGATGGGTTGCGGTGGTGCAACCTTCTAACCCTACAGTTTCAAGAGCAATTGAAATAGACAGCGATGGTAGGATTGTGAGTATCGTTGAGTGTCAAGTTTCTTTAGGAAATGCTTGGCCTATTATTGTAAGCTACGACGAGGATGTTATTGATTTATGTCAGGGCAGCGCAGAGTACAGCTATCAAGAAGTTTATCAGAATATAAGTCAAAATGCAACACTGGCAGATGTCGTTACGGCTGGCGGTCAACTATTTAATGATATAGTCGTAGCAAACATATACCTTAGTAACACAGCTCCTAGTGAGTTTACAGTACCATCGGGTTACTACAATGATACTACATCTAGTGCGGACGGTGAGTATTATGAGTTTCAACAAGGTAGTTGGATCGCTGGTACTAACACAAACAGTTCGAACTCATGTCCAGTTGAAATAAATTATCAGACATACAATGTTGGTGTATACTATAATAACGTAGATAGAGACAGCATAGATAATATCTGTTTAGCTAATAGTTCTGATTTAATTTTTACTAAACTCTATTTTAGAGGTAATATATTAGATAACATTAGTCAATTATCCGAAGAAGACAAGCTACAGTATTTGTTACAGAATAACCTAGTGATATTTACATCACAAGAGGGTGCAGATGCGGTGGACTATGACTTAACATGGGACAACACAGTATTCTTAAGCTCTACATTAAACGGTAGTACTTATAGTTTACCTGCCCAAAGAAAGTTTGCGATTTGGGAAAACTATAACTCAAGCGGCTACTCTGGTAATTTCACTTGGAAAGGCACAGATAGTTCTGGTTTTGTTTTGAGGAACGGTGGAGACAACAGCACAGTTTTAGCGGAATGTTCATTATATCCTGCTGGCGCTGGAAGACCTGCTGCAAACTCTATATACTGTCAAGGTTTAGAGAATAACGCTTGTACATCAGTCGACGGAGTTGCTACATCCCGTGAAAATGTATTCTATGCTTTCTTATCATGTGTAGCTAGATTTGAGGATGGTAGTCCTTACTGGAATCTATATGTAGTTGATGGTTTACATAAAGATGAGATTAATGCATCTTCATATATTGAACAGCTAGTAGAAGAGATTGGTGTTGGTGCTACTCTAGGCGGCCAGTCCATGTTAGAGTGTGTAACTCTGCAGCATAAAGTTTTAGCCGTTAATATTGATGACGCTCAAGATATTTTAAATAGCCTAGACCAATACTCTGCGACAGGTGCAATTAGACCTGTACAAATTAACGCAGTAGATCTAGGACTTACTTCTAATGCCACGATCAGATATGGATATGCTGATTGCGCAGCATGTATAATGGACACCGGCTCTTTTAGTAGTTTTACACTGGCAACAGTAGATGATGCTGAAATTATTAACACTTCAATACCTAACTTTGATTTAGAGAAGAACTATGAGTTAGATGATGTGTCAAAGCCTCTATTAAGAACCAATCCTAAACTATCAACAAACGCTAAGCTTGTTGTTAACAGTGCTGGTGAAATGTATCTAGAAGCAATCGAGGCGAGTAAAGAACTTGCTTCAGTAGAGTATAAAAAATGGCCTATCAACAAAGAAGGTCAATGGTCTTATGACTTGCATAAATTCTTTAAGAATACAAAGACTCCATCTGATTTAATATACCAAGCGAAAGAGTCATACTCTAATTTTGCGGTACAAGAGACTTTTGAAAATCAAATAGAAGAAGATTACCACTACGGTACAGTCTATAACTATTCTAAAATATACAACGAGGATTTTAGAATGTTAGCACCTATTTGGTTAGACAAAAATATACCTAGTAAGTTTGTTATCTTTAGAGTTAAAGATCCAGTAGGTACTTTAGATTTTGATACTAGATCTAACCTAGATAATATTAAAGAGGTGTTAAAGAATTCTGAGATTATTAAAACCTATGATTTAAGTAGAAAATCTGCTCTAGGTACATATCTTAGAAACCATATACAGTCCGAGTCTTTCCCGAAGACGCCTATCACTATGAACTTTGATAAGACTCAAAGATCTTCATTCAATGGAATAGATTTAGACAAGGGTGGATTCTCTAGTAAAGGTGAATATTTAGACAATGATTTAATTAGACAGGATAGCACTTTAATTTCAGCTAACGAATTAATAACTTCAGGTTTTGAAAGAAATAAATTAGCATGTGCTAATCTAATTAACCTAGAGTTCTTGTTTGATGATGATTCAGCTTCTGACTATTCTATTAATAGATATTTTGGACTATATGTAAATGATATTGATTCGGGTTATGGTACACTTGAATCAGCAGCAGGCGGCAGACTAAAGTTTAAAACTTTAAACTCTTATATTAACTCTGAGTCTAGCTCTGCTATCCCGCCATATAAACTTATCTCGGAGAGTCCTATATTAGGCTACGCGGCGACATCAGATAAATTTTACAGAATATCTCCTAAAGTCTTATACAACGTCGATGATTTAGAGGTTAATGTAGAAGATTCAAATAATTCTATTGCGTCAGAGATAAGACTAGCTGAAACTGGTAATTCAGTAGATATAAAAGTTAATGATGATGCGGGTAGTGACTTTGTGAAAGTAACTGTGATTGATACTCCAGCGGTAAATGACGGATTTGCAATCTTCCCTTCTAAGGAACAAACATATAGAATTAAGTTTACAAGACTAGTTCCACAGCAACAAGTAGGGCAAGAGGGTTGGAACTTTACTATAGTTAACCCAGCAGACGGCAACCTGTTAGAGTTTGGTCCAATATACGTTACACAAAATGGCATACAAGGAGTTGCTAACTACATTAAAGATAAGATTGGAGCTTCAAATGGATTTGGCCAACCCCTATATCCTGAGTTAAATGAAAACCTAGAGGTTGAAGTCGAGTCCGATAGATCTATTATACTTGCTGAGAAGAGAGCATCTTTAAAACCGCTACAACCAGATTTTGTACCTGTAAGTGCTGTTACAAGTTCTATTGTAAGAGTTGAAGAGTTACAGGTGCCTTATGACATTGATAATAATACATTCTTTGCACTAGAAGATCTACCAGCAGGTGGATTTGGTGGTGTGAACTTCTCTAACCATGGTACAATCCCACAGATTACTAGCGCTATTGTAAAGTCTATTAACTCGGTAGACAATGGATTTACTGCGCTATCTTATGACGGAGCAGACCACTTCTATATTAAAACAGATGTACAAGGATATAGATTACTTTCTGCTGGTGTTGCAGTTCCTAACAATAATGCAAATCAGTGGATTAGTGTAGATGATAACAATCTAGATATAAACAACGAACTAAGACTAGATATTAACTCTAACTCTGGTAATACAATTAACAATAGTAGTATTTACTATTTTAGTGGTGGTAACCAACAGGGTAAATCAGTCCTAGTTACTTTAGACTCTGTTGCTGATATTAATATTAACGATTCTATTAATACAAAAGCAAGAGGCGTCTACAACAAGGTTATTGATATTGTTGACGATATTGAAAGACTGCCTCTACAGTATAAAAAAGTTATTCTAGAGAAAACAAACACAATTGAGTCAGGTGAAGTAAAAACTTACGCGGATAACCTAGTTAAGTTAGGTTTATTCTCAGCGTTCGATATTCACGATATGAACTTTGACTTTTATGACACTGCAAACTCTAATCTAAAAGAGTTAGTCTACGAAACTCCTGCTAATATAGCATACGAGCCTGAGCTAGATGACTCAAACGACATATACCCATTCGGAGATAAAGATAACACTGAGTATACGATTGACCCTGTTTCTTACTTTAGCGGGTTAAATGATATTTTATTAGAGGAACAATCTGATGAGTTTGATGAAAATCAAATTACTAGTGAGTTTGATAGACTACAAGAGAACTATCTAAAAGAATATGCTATTAGATCTAGAGTAGTGCCTTCGATTAATAAGTGGGTGTTGAAAGACAGTTTAACTGTTAGAGAACAACCTTATTATCTAAATGTAAATGAGGCTTTTGGTAGATCTAACTTTGCGCCAGATCTTACTGCTAATGGTAGAAATAGATTAGGGATGACTCACGAATGGTTCTATATTAATAACCTACCTGCTTATTTCAAGCAGAACGTGGGAAGTGATAATAATCCAGTTTATAGATTAAATGATTCATTTAGTTATATTAACTTTATGGATGGTTTTGAAATTACACCATCTTTATTTAAAGATACAAACTATGATTATTTTGATAGATTCTTTGTAACTGAAGGCTTTGAAATAAAGGGTGATAATAACTATAAGACTTTTGTTAAAACAAATAGACAAAAGAAATATACTAAAGTAGATGGTGGAAACAATACTGGTTTTGCTAACACTATATTTAAAGGCTTAAAGTTTACTTTTAAAAATAGAAAAGAATTTAGTGCTGATAACCCAGTAGATTTCATTAAATCAGCTGAGTTTAACGGTTACAAGTTTAGTACTCTACTTAATGTGAAAGTTGCACAAGAGTCTAATGGTATTGAATATGAGATAATACAAAATAAAAAATTCAAATTTGTAGTCTTCTTAATTACACTATCTTTAGATGATTTATGGGCAGATGGCACTGTAAACAGAAAACTTTTATATGAGTTAAACCATTCTCTGGTATGGAAGCAAGAGGATTTAACATTCGATTACTCAGATATTAAAGTAGATGGAGCCTTAGATTTATATAATGCTAACTTGACTAACAGTAGTGCTGATGACTATTTAGTTATCAAGGGTTACGAACACGCTGACGGATCTTTACCTCAGTTCTTAGAGCAAATCAATAAGGATGAAGACTCTGCTTTTGGCAATATTTTGGTTAAAATGTTAACCCCATTTGGTGAGCTGATTTTAAAATTAAAGATAGCTAGACTAGACGGTCAAGATACTCTAGTTCTATCTGAGCCACCAACAGATATAAACGATAACCCTGTTGATTTACAGAACATTCCAGTATATTTACAAAGCCAAGCAGAATACACTTACGAAAGAGGTGGTATCAATGCGTATAAGTCTATACTAGATGCTTTAGCTGCGAAAGATGTTAGTGAGATGTTATTAAGAAATCCTAGCAATGTTAAGTTTACAACAGTAGAAAACAACGGTGCTCTATCTGATAACAAGTTTGTGGTTACAATGGAAGACGGTACCGAGGTTATTAAAGAGTCCTATGTTGTAACTATTCCAGATACTGATAAGCCTGAGTCGTTTAAACTGTTTACTGGTAACATTGGCTATAACCTAGATGATGGATTTACATACTATCCGTTCTTAATCAGACAAAATGGAAACTACACGGTAGATACTAGACCTGTTGTAACTTTTACAGATATTTACTCACACATGAAGACAAATACTTTACAGAGTACAGTCGACACAACAGAGATATTGTTAGAAGAACAAATGTACAAACACTCGCTAACTGATATTGATGAGATTAACCTAGCTAAAGATTACTATAAGAGGTATAATAGATGTGGAGTTGCATTCAACTTAGGCTTTATTTACGATGGCGGAACTCATGATTCGGCATGGGGTTATATTAGAAACCACTTCTACAGAAAAGTGAATGAGTTTAACGCAGCCTCTGTAACTAAACTATCTACATCTACAGATAAATTACCACTGTACCCACTAATCGGTGAGGTTGCTATCGACAAGAAAGACGTACATGTATTTAAGTCTTCTTGGGATAAAAACTACTACACGAGATCTTTATCTGGCGGGGGTATCGAACAGGTGCCTGGTACATTTGAGACCAAGGAAGAAAGGTCTTATCTTGCGTCTACTATAATGAAGGTTAAAGATAGTTATACTCTATTAGAGTTTACTCAACAAGTGGTTGAATCTGAAGAAGAACAAGATCAAATACTAATAGATGATAACTCTGAGAATGATTTAGTTATATTTGAAGGAGATGACAGAATAGTTATTGATTTTTACATTACTAAAAAAATCAACACACAACTATCGACAGATGGTGTGTTTAATGCAATTCAACAATATGTTGCTGTAGCAGACTCTGCAGAAGACAAGACTACTCTATTAGATGACGCTCAACTTTATATTGAAGAGAACTTAGTTAACCTGTTTAGCTTAAATCAAATTAAGCTGTTTACAAGAAGAACTAAAGGCGAGAGTTCAGCATTAGAAAGTGTTGCTACTATTGACGCATTAGACGATGGTGGGTATACACAAGATCAGAACTTTACTTTTAAGGCGCATGAACAAAAGCCCCTTAATTTTAGATTGATATATAATAAAAGATTAGGTTACTCTTATAGAATAAGACCTATGATAAAAATAACATCATAAGAAGATGGCCATTAATATACAAGAAATACTACACCCTAGTGATTCGGACGCTATTAAGTTTGAGAAGATAAACTATAACTTCGACCAGATTGTTGCGAACGGAGGTGGTCCTACTGGTCAGAAAGGTAACCAGGGTATACAAGGTTCCAAGGGTAATGTAGGTGCTAAAGGCCAAAAAGGTGACCTGGGTGAAAAGGGTGAAACTGGAGCAACTACCTCACGTTGGGAAGTTATCACAGTTAATCCAGACTCAGCTGGAACTTATTCTATATTAAAACCAAAATTATTAACGGATGATATACATCCACATGTTTGGTTAGGCGATCAATCATTCAATGAAAATACAGGTGCTAATGGACAAACTGACATTAGAGCCACTATAACTATAGGTAAAAACGCACAGGGTACTGCCGGCTACGACTCAGATGAGTATGTCAGATTTTGGCATGGTACCGATCTATTAGGCAACGATGTTTCAATCGATATGCAGTCGACTGATATAAGTGCTGATAATTCAGTTAGATATGAGTTTGGTAAATCATTTGACATTGGTACAGGACCAACAGTTGAGTTCAAAGCTAGCTTTGATAAATTTACAATCGCACCGACTTCTACTTTTAAAGTACCCGTTGTAGGGGGAGTTGATGCTGCTGGCCAACAGCCAGAAGCTGGTCTAGTTAGATATAATACAGACACGAATGTTTTTGAAGGTGGTGTATTTGATGGTGTTCAAACTACTTGGACGTCATTCTGTATGGCTCCATGTGGACAGGGTACTGCTAACTACTCTATCTCAATTGACCCGGCCGGAGACTTAAGCGTAAACGAAGTAGGTACAGAAAGTGGTAACTCAGTATCTTTTACACCAGCGGATGATGTAGAAGTAGACGCGTTTGGTGAAACATGGGTAGATACAACGACAAGTACGACGACGACTAGTACGACAACAACAAGTACAACGTCTACAACAAGTACGACGTCAACTACGACCGGCGCACCATCATACTCACATACACTAACGTTTGATGCTGGAGATGTCATGGCCGCGTGTGACAGTAGCACACAATACACGTTATGGAGTGGCGATCAGACATTAAATGGAAACTCAGTTTTCTGGTCAGATTCAGATCTATCAGAATTCACAACACCAGCGGGTTGGTATTCAAACGGCACTCTGGGTTGGTTAATCACTAACAGTGCAGGAGGATCTGTTACTGCTACAGACACATGTGAATACACGGCTACTTGGAATATTACAGAGCAAATTGTTAACGGTAAAGCGTATGCGACTCAACATTCTACTACTGAGACTACACAGATTTCAGCATCTGCTGCTCCAGGTAATCAGGCTGAAGCAACAGTGTGGGTTGGAGGTAATGATGCAGCATACTTGTTAACGGCACAGGATATGACTGGGTATAGCACCACGTTAGGTGTATCTTCTCTTGGTGATGATACTACTAACAATAGCGGTGAAAATAGAGTACCTATTACTGTATCAGTTACAATGGGCAACTCAGATGTATCAGGAACATTAACACTAGAAGGTTCTGCTACGCTAACGTCTTATACAGTGTACTACATTAACGGTACAACCGATCAATATGGAACTTGTCAGTTAGTTGGAAATAATAAAGCAGCTACATATACCTCGAGTAGTGCAAATAATTGGAGTGTAATATCAAATGCTATTGTCGCCGATGATGACTATGCGGGATCGCCTGGTGTTTGGTTTAAGGTTGTTAGCTCAAATGAGCCTGGCTTCCAGTGGGCTAATCGCGTGGCCAACGACAGCGCACCACATTATGGAGGAACTGATTGTTCTACTGTGACGAACGGAACAAATTATACTTATGATAACCCGAACAGCAATATAGCCGCAAATCTTGTATACTACAACTTAGATGGTACTAATGGTAGCGTACGAGCTAACCTGTCATCTCCAATTGGAGGCGGTTACCCGACCGGTCCTAGGACAGAGTGTTCTTTAGACGTGAGTGCGGGAGCTCCGGAGCTCCCATTCTTTACAGAACTGAATAATTACTGTAACGACGCGACGGAAACATGGCCATGTAGTAATTCTGGAATCAATCATATAAACCCTCCAGGTTCGAGTATCCAGGCCAATGGCACGAGCTGTAATATAGGTTAATAAAATATGAAGGATAAAATAAAAAACATACTCTCAAACAGGACTCTAGTGACATTTATCGCTGGAGCTCTTGTCGTATTATTGTTCTTTAGGCAATGTAACCAGATTTCAAATCTAAAACAAGATGTGAAATTTGCACAAGAGGATGCTGATAGAAACTTAAATAACTTTAAGGCAGCACAAGACTCAGTTACTATCTTAAGAAACGATAACGGCGATCAGTTAGCTGAGATTAGATCTTATGAATTTGATCTATCAAAGCTACAAGAGAGTCAGAAGGATTTAACAAAGAAGTACCAGAAGGCACTTGCGTTAAATAAGGATTTGAAAGAGGTTAACTCACTGATTTCTGCAGAGTTAGAGATTAAAGATAGCCTGGACGTAACGACAACTACAGAGACGATTGATACTACTACAACTAAAATTACTTTCAGCTCAGAGAAAGATTTTGGTAATGGTAACTCAAGAATTTTATCTGGGTTCTCGACGATAAAATATGACTTTGGACAATTTAAAGTTTTACAAAGTGAATTTGAATTAAAACAAACACTAAGCCTAATGGCTGCGATTGAAGCGGGTGAGGATGGAGCAGATAGACTAAAACTATCTACATCATATCCTGGTTTAGTGATTAAAGATATTGAAAATATTAATTTAGTCAATACTAGATTGAACAGAAGAGACGAGAAGAAATCAAGATGGTTAATCGGCTTTGGTGTTGGATATGGTGTTAACTTAAATAACGATCAGGTGATTAGCACCGGGCCTTCAATAGGCGTGGGACTTTACTGGTCACCTAAATTTTTACAATTTTAAAACATGGCGCAGTCATCTAGATATTTTAAGATAGACCAAGACATCTTACTTGAGTTTATCTACCACGATCAGGGTAACCCGGAACCATATCGTATTGAAGTAGACGATAACGGTAGCGAGGTTATGTTCTTGGACGTGGAGCAGGGTAATCCATTTGGAACCAGACACTTGATTAACGAGTTGGGTTCTGCTGTGGTGAACTTTGATGTAACAGAAGTATCTGGTTATCTGGCTGTTGAAAACTTTGCAGCTAGAACTTTACTACTGCAAAATGGTAAGACATATAAGTTTGACTTAAGTGCTTTAACTAATCCAGCTGATTTTGCGATTAGCGGTGCGTTAGGTATTTACTCTTTCTCTCCAGTGACTAATATCGCTGAATATACACCAACTCAAAATGGCACAGTAGAATATTCTTATCCTGGGTTAATAGGTGGTAAAGCGATCGTTGATACTAGAGCTAACCCTCTATTTGCTTCTCCAGACGAAGCAACCGGTAATGATATTAACCAAACTATTGGTAGATACCATGCAGTTAATGTACCTGGTGATGATAAAACTAAATATGCTTTACTAGGTTACGACTCGACTGGCGACTACGAGATGCATAACTTTATTAACAGATCAATAGATTGGACTGGCTCAAAAGAGAACGACCTATTGAACTACCAGACTGAAGCAACTGCAAATATCAACTATATACAGTATGATACTGTTAGACTACACTTAAGATCTGGATTTAGTTTTGCAGCAAGGGGTTACGAGGGCTTTCTATTCGAGGTAACTACTGAAAGAAATACTAGAGTCAAAAACTTCTTAACTCAGTTAGTCTACTTAAATCAAAGTAACTATGAGTTCTCAAACCCTAAACCATTTATTTTAGGTGAGACTCTGTGGTCTAAGTATATTAATATTAAAATCCCATCGTTAATCGGACAGAACCAAGAGTTCTTAGATAGATTCTACGGTGATGGTACAGTAGGCTCAAGTGATATAAATGAATTCTCTAACTACGGTATAGCCTTTAAGCTACTAGATAAATTAGAGACTGTTAATGGTTTCGACTACGTTTATACAGGAGAAGAGAATGTATTTACAGTATCTAGAGAAGATGAGTACGCTGATTTTACAGTAGCGGTTGAAGACGCTGATGACGGAGATTACTTTAAAATCTACGGTGAGAAGGATAATTCAATCTCTGGGTTTGAGAGTAATTTACTGAATAGAATTCAAACTAGCTCAGATGATATTGTTGTTATTTATGAGATTGAGGTGTTCGAGCAAGTGGGTACTTCTTTTATTAAGACTTCCGATACGACTTTTACACAGTATGAAGACTTTAGCACACCTATCGTCTTTAGACCTGTAATTTCAAACGCTAATGTTGCTGTCAACTTTTCGATCGACGTAACGATGAGAATTTACAATCAAACAGATAATACTCAGATTGTAAAGAAAGCAGCGTTAACTGTAAACCACCCAGCAAAATATGGTAAGAAGTTATCTTCATTAAAGATTGATAATCCAAATATATTAACTGAAGTCTATAACGTACTACCTAGTCTGACTTCAAATAAAACAATTTCAGGGTTTATCACTGATAACCTGCCTAGATCTGTTAAATACGTACCGACATTCATTGAAAGACATAATGTTATTGCTTCAAGCACTAGAGTAGATTTAACTGGATTGAGCTCAGGCAGTGGCGCAGGCGCTGGTATGTATGCTGACGTTGAAGAGTTAGAAACATCTGAGTTTGTTAACGAGGGAGACCTATCGATTACAATACCTCCCTTTGCTACTTATATTAAATTTGTAGTTGCTAAGAAAAGAGGTGATGATTTCGAATTAGTAAACTTTGAAAACTCTGAGTTAGTTATTCTAACCTTTAATGATGGTAAAACAAAATTGAAGTTCAACCACGTCTATAACAAGGATATTGATATGGGTAAAGGTGAGGTCTTATTTAAGATTAACGAACAGAATGCAAACACTATCAGAGGTATGCAAAACCGTGATTTCTATATTAGTTTAGATAACGGTGCTGATGAGTCGATGGTTACTAAAGGTAAATTTACTCTTGGATAATGATATTAAATAGCAGAAATAACTCATTCGATTTTAGATTTCCTAGAGGCTTTATTCCAACTGAAGTAGCTGAGAAATATAAGAAGTATTTGAACAGAGTACCTGGTGGTCTGTTAGCAGAGCCAGTGGATTTTGTCAACTACTCTATTCAGGGTGTTAACATTCCTGGTATTACGTTTGACCCGGTTACTCAAGCGGATAACGATGGAACAACAAGATACCACAGAGGTGCAGTGCCAATTCAAAACACAATTGCTAGAGAGTTTACAGTCACATTTCAATTACTAGATGGTTTTATTAACTACTGGATTATGATGGACACTCTACTGTACTATTATGCTAGAAGTACTGAACAGCCATATATCGAACCGTTCACACTAAGAATCTTAGACGCGGAAGGTGCATCTGTGGCTTTCATGAAATTTGAAAAAATAATTCTAAACTCTATTAACGAGTTAAATCTAAACATGGCTGAGAATGTAGCAGACTTCTCTACATTTGAGTGTAATTTCTTTTACAATAAAATGAGCCTGGATTTAGAGATAGATTAAAAGATATATACATTATGAAAACATTTAATGATTACTTAGTTGAACAACAAATCACAGAGACTGATATGCAACTCTTACAAGAGGGATTACAGTCAGAGTGGACTCCTGAATTAGAGGAAAAAGTTGACCAAGCTCTAGAAGAGTTTGTAAGACAATATCACAATGAAAAGACTGGTGAATTTGATTTAGACAGACTAGAAGAAGATATTCTAAATGAAGGTCTACTAGGTTCAATCATCGGTGGTTTAACTGGTTTCGCGTTAGGAAAATCTGTTGGTAAGATGATTGCTAAAGTACTAGGTATTCAGAAAGGTATATTCTACGATCTATTAACCTCCAGACTAGTTGGTGCCGCTCTAGGTGCTGCGTTTGGTAAAAGATTCTAATTTGAATTTAGTTACTGTTGACTTCTCGCTTAATTCCCCTGGTATCTGTATCTGGTCGTCTGACACAAATAGGTATCACTTTATCTCCTATATTAAAGCTGGTTCAGGTACAAAAGCTGAACAAAAGCGACAAGAAGAAATAGGTACATTTGAAGACGTAACCCTAGTCCACCAACCTGATTGGAAACTAGTTGTCGGTGACTACTCTAAGAACGAGTTCGCAAAAATCAAGAGATACATTAAGACTGCTGATGACATCATTAATCTGATTGTCAATATCACACAGACCAAACAAGATTATCATATTGCATTCGAGGGTACATCATACGGTTCTAAAATGGGAACTAATAATATGATTGACATGGCTGCAGGTGCTGCTATTCTAAAAGAGCAAATGATTGCTCAGCTCGACGTCAAAAATCTACTGACCGTTGCACCTACTACAATTAAGAAACATGCTGGTAAAGGGAATATGAATAAGTTAGCTCTTTGGCATTCCTTTTTAGATAATGTATGTGAGAGTGATGAGTTAGCTAGCTCGCCGTTATTTGCTTACTGTCAGAAAGAAATTGGAGAGGTGAAAAAAGTTCCGAAGCCTTTTGATGACCTTGTCGATGCCTGGTTCCTTAATCATTATTTGCTTCAGCAACTTGGGGAAAATTTGCCAGACTAACCAAATCTCTGCCTTCAGTCTAGTCTCTGCCTACAAGCCAACACCAGCACTACTCTTCCCTTGAGGTTAAATACATAACTTATATGCGACTTCCCAGAAAAGGTTTCAAATCAGTTCAACTTTTTCTCAACTTTTTTCTTAAAGCCTCTTTTTGATCTTCTTTTCTAAGCTCCTCTTCGAGCTCACGACGCTTCCATTCACGTCTTTCCCATTCCATTTCGTCTCGTTGGCGGGATTGTGTTTCCCAAGGTCTGTGGTCCCATGACATAGGGCACCTCCTATTTTAGTTATTGAGTGTAAGTTTAATTCTTTCAGGGATGACGACAGTGAAGTTACAAGTATCACAACATCTACCCTCTTCTTTGACGGGAGCAGGATTGTGTCCCCACTCGTCTAAGATTTCTCCATTACATATTATGCAATTATCTTCCATATTAACAGTATGAATTAATTCTTTCCATATCCTCTTTGATTTTTGCAGTCTCTTTGGCAAAGTAGTCAGACTCAGGATATTTAAAGCCTAACCAAAGCATATCGATGTTGATTGGACCTGCTCCACCAATCTCGTTCTCAATGTACTCACAGAACGCGTAGAGCTCGTCTGACTCATTGATGTATAAACTCTCTTCGATGTAATAATAACCCTCTAGAAAGCTTCCAGTTTGCTTAGCCCCCATCAAAAGGAGGTCTTTGTTCCTTGAACTTAGATATTTGATATTTTCCATATATTCCTTTGTTTAATTACAGTACTAATATAATAAAAATATCTGACATGTGAAACTTTTTTTGCAATTATTTTGCATTTTTTTGCAAAAAAGTTATTAACATATTATGAAGAAACAAATCTAAATTCAGATATATAATATGTATAATAAACAAAAGTACAATTGACATGTTGATAACAGCGGACTACTTCCGTCTCAATGAGATCCTCAAACAAATGGTGGAAGCCAACGCAATCACTTCGCAAGAACGTGAGGAGTTGCTACACAAATCAGGGCTGATTAAGCAAGAGGACGGGACCTGGAAGGAATTACCCCAGGACAGAAGACAAGGATATAATCCAGCTTATTTGACACTAGATTGAAACTATTGATTATTGTACAACTATAAGGTATTGAAAGAACATTAAAGTAATTTCAGGTAATTAACATTTTAAACAATTTTAAGTATTATGAGTGATTCATTTGACATTTTTAATCTTGGCGTAGAAGACGTAGAAACGCATCAGCCAGAAAAGACAACGGTAAACGAAGTCTACAAACCAACTGCCGATGACGGCAAAGACGGCACGTACAAAGCCCTAATTAGATTTGTACCTAACCCAGAGAATCCAAGAAAATCTCTGATTCAAAAGTACGTACACTGGTTAACTAACTCTAATGGAGATGGAAAACTAGTGGACTCTCCACAAACTATTGGCGAGCACTGTCCAATTGCAGATGTATTCTGGAAATTGAGAAAGTCAGATTCAGCAGTAGACAGAAAGTCTTCTGAGAAGCTAAAGAGACGCCAACAGTATTATTCCCTAATTAAGATTATTAAAGATCCACAGAATCCAGATCTTGAAGGCACTTACAAAGTATTCAAGTTTGGTTACAAGATCAAAGAGAAAATCGATTCAGAGTTGAAGCCTGATTTCGGTGAGCCAACACAAGTATTCGACCTTTTCGAAGGTAAGAACTTTGAATTGGTTATCACAAGACAAGGTGAGTACAACAACTACGATAAGTCTAAGTTCTCTGCTAACAAATCTGCGATTGTAATGGGAGACGCTCCAGCGGAAAGATCTCAAGAGACTATGACCGCTATCAAGACAGAATTAGAAACTGCTCCTTCTCTTGCGACTTATGACTATAAGCCATGGGACGAAGACACAAGAGCATTCGTAAATAACGTTCTAAGAATGTATCTAAATCCAGGTGACTCTATCGCTGAAGTAACTGCAACACCAGCTACTAAAGCAGCTCCAAAAGCAGAGCCAACGCCAGCTAAAGAGCCTGTAGTTGCAGCCGCGCCAGCGAAAGCAGCTACTGAAGCAGCAGCTCCGGCAAACACGGACGATGATTTAGACTCTTTCTTGAATGACCTCAACCTCTAACATACAGTTAACTGAGGAGCTTAAGAGTAGAATTAAAGTCGCACTAAAACAAGTTTGTGTAGAACACCACACTACTCCTAACAAGCAACTACTTAAAGACATGCCAGGGCGTATAACCCTGGCGTGTCCTTATTGTGGTGATTCCCATACAGATGATACCAAGAAGAGAGGTAACATGTATTGGGACACTTTACAGTATCATTGCTACAACTGTTCGCACCACACC